GTACTCGATGGTGCGTACAGCACGCATGCGCTCGGCGACATCCTTTGGCGCAAGGTCGACGATATCGGTCTTGATACGATGATCGGAGTTCTGCGTCAGTGTGCCTGCGAAGATGGCGCTCCCGCCTTCGACGAACTGGAATGCGTTGGTGGTCCCGCCGACGTGGATGTGCATGCGTGGCTGCGAAGTGAGCGAGCCGCCCTCGTAGGCATCGATTCCTACGAGATGCCGCGAGCCCCAATGCGACGCCCGAGCCATCTGATATGCGGCCTGAGGATTAAGGCAGTCGATCTGAATCGCGGTTCCGCGGTTGCCCCAATCCGCCCAGGACCCGCCGATGCCGCCACCCGCGGGATTGGTGATCTGCAAGCCGGTGTTGTTGTAAGTGTTCAGCCGGTTAACGATCGGCCCCATCATGCTGCCGCCCGCCAGCGGCAGCGCCGCATTGGCGGTGCTGGTCGCGGCGGCGGTGCGTGCGTCGAGGTCGGCGAAATTGTTCGCGCATTTGGACAGCGCGGTGCGCACCGTATCGCCGTCCGTGCCGGACGGCGGGGTGCCCAGGTTGATCTGCTGTTGTGCCATGGGAGCTCCAGTGGTGTTGATACGAACGGCCGCGGCGCTCAGGCGTCGCGCGGCTCCAGTTCAGCCAGTCGGTTCTTGAGCGTGTCGACTTCGGCGACCAGTTGCTGGAAGGCGGCCAGCAAGGTGACGAAGACCGAGTTGTAGTCGACCGCCTGGTACTTCGGCTCGCTGCGATAGCCATCGTGCTGGCCGTGTTCGTCCAGGCGCGGCACCGGCTGCGTGTCGTCCTTGGCGCCGATCACCGCATGCGGGATCGCATTGGCCAGCTCATGCGCGAGCACGCCCGCGACGGCGCGACGGGAGGGATCGTCGTTGAGCGTGTAGAGCACCGGCTTCACGCCGAGAATGGCGCGCAGCGCGTCGGCCTTGTCGAGCGTGGACAGCATCGTCTTCAGGCGATAGTCCGACTGCGTCAGCGTGCCGGTGATGGTCAGGTTGCCCGAAGGCGTCAGCGTCAGCTTGGAAGTAAGCCCGCCGTTGCCCGTGCCGAAACCGATATTCAGCGCGCCATAGGCCGAGTACAGGCCGATGTTGTAGCTGCCGTCGATCAGGCCGTAGCCGCCGCCGTAGCTGCCCGAGGTGGTGAGCGCCAGCGTCACTGCGCCCGCACCCGGATTGGGTGGCACGCTGGAGGTGACGATGCCCTGGTAGTTGATACTGCGGAAGGTGCCGCCGGAGGAGCCGATCTGCGCGGTGCCGCCCGTGCAGGACAGCGTGCCGGACACGCTGACGTTGCCGGTGAATACCGGCGAGGCATAAAGCTCGCTGAAGTTGGCTTGGCATTTGCTCAATGCAATGCGCAAGGTGTCGCCATCGGCGCCGCCGGGAGGCGTGCCGAGATTGATCTGCTGTTGTGGCATGGTCGTTCGCTCGAAAAAGTTGTTGCCGGCGCCGCGCTATTGCGCGGCGCGCGGATCAGGACTTCGGATAGCGCCGCTTGACCTCGGCGCAGGCGTCCATCCAGCGCTGCGTCTGCTCAGGGATGGCGACACCTTGTTCTTTCAGCGCTCGGGCCAGCGCGAGGATGGCGTCGAGCTGATCGCCGGGCTGCGGATAGCGCTCGCGCCGCAGCGGCCGGTAGTCGGACTTATGGTGAATCTGCATGGTCGATGTCCGTTTCGAAGGGGAGAAAGGTCGGCAGGCTGACCTTGATATGGAAGCGGCCGGTGTGCTCGAAGCTCAGCTGCACCTCCGAGCCGTCGGCGACATAGGTCTGGTCATCGACCTGGATCGTCGCGCCGGCCGGCACACCTACCAGGCTGCTGCCCTGCACGGCGATCGCCATCGGCTCGCGCTGGCGCACCTGCTCGGCGGCGCGGTCGTACCACTGGCTGGCCGGATCGTGGTCGCCCTCGATCAGGCCGACCGCGCCCATCAGCTTGGCGGTGTTCTGCGCATCCTCGAAACTGGGCAGGGCGAGTTCGACGACGAACACGCCGTGCTCGTCGTAAGCGGAATAGTTCATCGTTTGACTCCGAGCGCGAGAATGGATGCGCCGCTGAAATTGGGCTGGGCCAGGTTCGAGGTCGCCCACAGCGTCACCGTGTGGCTGCCGGCGCCGAGGTCGAGCTGCTTGGACAGCTGGATCTGCGGCGGCGTCAGGCCGCCGGCATAGAACGAATCCACCGCCTGGCCATCGACATACAGAATCGCCTGGCAAGTTGAGCCCGACGAACCGATGCCGGAGAAGAACGCGGTGGCGATGATCGAGAACGAGGCGCCCATGTCCACGTTGAAGGTGGCGACGGCGACATTACCCGCCGGCACCTGCGGATTGCTGTTCTTCACGTAGACCGGCACGGTCACCGCATTGCCCTGGATGCGCAGCGTATCGATCTGCGCCACGCCGATCTTGGCGGTGGCGATGCTGCCGTCGGCGATAAAGGCCTGGCTGATGAAGGTCTGTCCGTTCTGGATCACGAACGGTGCGGAGACCTGTCCGTTGCTGACGTTGAACAGCGCCAGCCGGTCGGCCTGGAACAGCACCTGCGACTGATAGCTGCCGTCGGTCTGCTGCTCCACGCCGAGGCCGAAACCCGCACCGTAGATGCGGCCCTGCGCGTCGACCTGCGCGCGCAGCGAGTACGCCGCGGCGACCTTGCCCTTCAGATCCACCAGCGACTGGCTGGTCTGCTGCACCGATGCGGTGGTGCTGTTGACCGAGGCCTGCACCGTGTCGACCCGCGACGCCATCGCCATATCGCCGGCCTGCGACGAGCTCAGCTGCGACCACACGCCGGCATAGCGCGCGTTGTCGCCGGCGAACAGGCTGGCGTCGCCGGCCATGTCCGGCGTGATGGAGCGGATCGGCCCGAGCAGATCCTGGCCCAGCGCGCTCTGGCTGATCTTGCCGGCGAAATAGGCGTCGTATTCCGTCTGGTTGATGCTGCTCTGGCCTTTGACGCCGGCGCCGCTCGGATAGAACGGACCGATATTGCCGCTCTTGTCGACCAGGCGCGCCCAGAAGTAGAACGACACGCCCGCGGCCAGTCCATCCAGCTCCAACGCGTTCTGCGGATAAGCCAGATCGGTGAACTTGCTCGCGGTGCCGATATCGGGCGAGGCCGAGCGCCAGATTTCTGTGCGCAGCGTGTCCTCCGCGCCGGCGGGAATGCTCCAGTCCAGATGGATGCCGAACACCTTCGAGCTGGCATTGAGCGCGGCCACCGCCGGCGGTGCACCGGTCTTGCCGACGATATCGGTCAGCGCGGACAAGGCCGGCAGCGAAGCGATCCCACTGGGGCTGATGGCGCGCACGCGGGCGATGTAGCTGCCGGTATAGACGCTCTGCACGTCCAGCGAGAGACCGGCGGTCTGGCCTGCGCCCACCCATTCGCCGTTGTTGCGGCGCCATTCCACCTGGTAGCTGGTGGCGCTGGCGGCGCTGTCCCAGGCGATGGTCAGCACATTGGTAGCGATGCCCTGCGTGATCACCACATGCCCGTTGAGCTGCACATTCGCCGGCGGCGCCTGCGTCGACGCGGGCAGCGAGCTGATCGGCGGGACCTGGATGATCGCGCCGTTGTCGATCGCCGCGAACTTGTCCGCCACGTGCTGCAACGCCGTGATGGTGTAGCTGATCTCGCTGGATGATTTGTCTTCGGTCACCGCCAGCACGCGATAGGTCTGCGCGGCGAGCGTGTCGCTTTCGGCCACCCACACCGACTCCGCTTCCGGCTGCACCGAGAAGCCAGGCGCGGCCACCGACAGCTGCACGCCATCGATGGCGGTGATCGCCTGGGTTTCCGACACGCCGCTGGGCAGCATCACGGTAAGGCGATCGCCGACCGCGACCTGCTCCGGCGCCTTGTCCACCGTCACCACGGTACGCGTGGCCTGATGGATGCGGCCACCCTGGCGCTTGCCGGCGCGGGCGGGATCGGTGACGCGGATGATCTGGCCCGGCGCGGCGATGGTGCCGTCCAGACCGACCTTGAAGGTCACCGTATCGGTTTCCAGCCGCGAGGTGAGCAGCACCCACTGGCCCGCCCGCTGCGCCTGCGCCTGCGAGGTGCAACCGAACGCGGTCAGCGTGACCTGCTGGATGCCGTAGCGGGCCAGGCCGGCGCGGTCTTCCACGTACTCGACCTTGGCGCGATAGAAATCGCTGGGGTCATTCCAGGTCACCAGCGCGGTGGTGTAACGCGTCTTGCGCGTGCTGGCCGCATAGGTGAACTGGCCGCCGATCACATTGGCTGCGGTATACGCGTACACCGGATCGGCCGGCATGTCGGCCGACGCGGTAATCGCGCCGCCGGTCCAGAACGAGATGCCGCGGAACACGCTGGCCAGGTCGCTGAGCAGCTTGTACGCGTCGCTGGCGCTCTGCAGGAACACGCTGCAGGTAAAGCGCGGCTCGGTGCCGCCCTTGCCGTCGCTCACCGACTGGTCGCAGTACTGCGCGATGCGGTACAGCTCCCACTTGTTGACCTGCGCGGCGGTGATCAGATGGCCCAGGCCGTAGCGCGGATGCGTGGCCAGGTCGTAGTAGATCCACGCCGGGTTGTTGGTCCACGCCGGCTTGAAGCTGCCGTCCCACACGCCGCTGTAGCTGCGCGCCAGCGGATCGTAGTTGCTCGGCACCTGGATGACGCGGCCCCACAGATCGTAGGCGCGGCTGGGGATATTGCTGAACTGCGCTGCGTCGCCGGAGATGCCCAGCAGCGCGCTGTTGGGATAGCGCAGCTTGGCGTCGATCACCTCGGTGTAGCTGTCGATGGTGGTGATGTCGGCGGTGGACGAGCTGTTGGCGTTCGGGGTGAGGCGCGTGACGCGCACATTCCAGCCGTTCTGCGCCGGCGGCAGGTCGATGCGATGGCTGCGCTGGTACTTGCTGGTGGTCTTGCCGGTGATCGCACCGTTATAGGCCAGCTGCCAGGCGCCGCTGTCGGCCTGCACCTCGATCTTGTACTGCACCGAGTAGCCGTTGATATCGCCGTTGGTCGTATTGGCCTTGGACAGGCCCGGCACGCCGATGGTGATGCGCACCGCCGACAGCGTGGTGTTGCTCAGCGCGCGCACCCACGGCGTGCTCTGCTTGAGCTCCACGCCGACGCTGATCTCGTTCTCCACCGCCGGATAGCCAGGCACTTCGTCCTGGTCCTGCGTGCCGGTGCGCGTTTCCACGTGCACGTTCTGGAAGTTGAGCGAGCCATCCGGATTGGCCAGCGGCGTCTCGTCCAGATAGATCGATTGCAGCCCGTTGACCAGGCCGCCGATCTCGCCTTCGCTGACCAGATCCAGGATGCGGAAGTAGGCGATCGAGCGCAGGCTGTCCGGCGACTCGACGGGCGTGCGCTGCTTGCCGCCGCCCTTGGCGCCTTGAAGAGTGGAAGTCATGTCTACCTCTCGTAGAAGTTCTTGAGCACGCGGCCGTTGAGATTCACGCCGCCGCCGACGCCCGCGGTAGCCGGCGCGTAGTCCTCGGCATGGATGCCGGCGGAGACCACGGCGGAGCCGACGATCATGCGGCCGTAGAGCACGGGGACCGGGTTGCCTTGGGCTTGCGTGTTGACGGCGCCGTTGAAGACGTAGGAAGGCTGGTTGTCCGGCCGGTCGGCGTTCTTGAGGCCTTTGGGTTGTGGCGACAGCAGCTGGACCACGCCGCTGGTCATCATGCCGATGCCGGCCTGGATGAACGGCGTGCCCCAGCCGCCGTACATGTTGCCGACCACGCCGACCACGATCAGTACGGCGCCGAGAATGACGTTGAACAGACCGCCGTTCTTGCTGCCGAGCAGGATGGGCGCGATGCGGATGTCCTCGGCGCCGGCCGGAGCGGACAGTTCGTCTTCCTTGAGATTGCGCTTACCGACGAAGACGGCGAAGCCCATGCCGCGATCCTTCGCCGACGACAGGTAGGCGCGGAATCCGCGGATCTGCGAGCACAGCGCGGCGATCGCTTCGGCGGGAGTATTGGAATCGAGGTGCAGTTTGAACTGGCGCCCGAACAAGGCGCCCAGACGCCCATACAGGCGAACGGTTCTGGCTTGTGTCATATGTGGAAACCCAGGCATAAAAAAACCCCGCCGGGGCGGGGTCTGGTGGAAGAAGATGTGCGGTTGTCAGTCGAGAGTCGTCGGCTCGAGAGAGACGCCGGAGTTGGGGTTGATGATGATGCGGAAACGACGCGTCTCGCCCTGCTTCAACGCCACCGTGATTTCCCGTCGGTCCTTCCCTTCGCGGTAACCGCACAGCCCCGAGCCGGTGTTCCAGGTGCCGAGCACATGGTCGCCTGCTGGAATATGCAGGGTAGTGCGTTCACCGGTGGCGAGCTTAGCCACCACCTTGCCGTCGACGAAGACGGCGCCGTAGCAGCCGCTGCCCTGAAAACCCACATCGCGGGTGACGACGACGGTCGCATCACCATCGGACGGGTCTTGATAGGCCAGCAGCCGATCTGGCGTAGGCGTCCGCAGCTGATCGGGCCGTGGTGGTTTGGTCACGCAGCCGGCAAGGGCCATGACCGCTGGAACAAGCACAAACAACTTGCGCATCCTGCTCTCCTCCTGTTGGTGGCGGAAGGGTAGCGCAAGAATATGCGGCGGTGATCATCAGCGTTGCGCAAGGCGGGCAAGCAGTCGTGTGTTCTCCACCCAGTAGCCGCCATACACGTCCCGGCTCGAAAGCCGCCCATACATGTGATGCAGCATCAGGCCATCGCCGAGATAGATGCCCGCATGATTGGGCACCAGGTTGCGGCTGCGGATCTGCATCAGGATCAGATCGCCGCGCTGGATATCCTTGGCCTGGACCGGCACGAAGCCGGCAGCGGCGAGGTTGTCCGTATACAGATCGGAGCAGCCATCGTCCCACCAGTTGTCGTGCCGCACCGGATCAGGCAACACCAGCGCCCACTCGCGCGCATACCAGTCGCGGCACAAGCTCCAGCAGTCGAGCACGCCGTGATGAAACGGCCGCCCGACCAAGGGTGCTTCGTAACCGCTCGGCTCGATACAGGACAGCTCGCCCGCGTGTGGCTTGCCATCCGCGGCAGGCGCCACCGCCACGATCCACCACGGCAACCCCGATGCCTCGCACGCCACGCGATCGCCTTCCGAGGCGTGCGCCGGCGCATCGGGATGCGAGTGCATGACGGCGATGATCTCGCCGGTCTCCTCGGCCGCGGCGTAGTCCTCCGCGGCCAGCACGAAATGCTCGCTGGGCGTGGTGGCCAGGTTGCGGCAGGCGATATAGCGCTCACGTCCCTTGGCCACCACCACCAGCCCGCAGGCTTCGCGTGGATAGTCGGCCATCGCATGGGCGCGGAAGGCATCCAGGGTGGCGGGGCTCATGAGCGCAACAGGCCAGCTGCTGGGTAACTGCCGAACGGGATCGGGTTGTTCTGGCCGAAGCGCAACCGGCACGAGGACAAACGCCCACCGCACACATCCTGTGCCGGATCGCTGGTCGGCGTATCGTCGGCTTTGGCCACCGGCCCGCCGCTGTAGCCGCAGTACGGCCCGCGATAACCGCCACGCTGCAGCCAGCTGCAGCTGTTGGCGATGATGGTGCGGCCCGGCAGCTGCTGCTGGCCGAAGTCCAGCGCGCTGGCCAGCTCGAACTGCACCAGGGTGTTGGTCTCGCTGGCCTTGCGTTCCAGAAACCATTTGTCCGGTGGAAACTCCTGCGTGGCATCCGCGCTGGGATTGCCGTCGGCGAAGTTGCGCGCGTCCAGGTAGCGGCCGAACGTGCGGTGACGCACCAGCAGCGCGCCGACCAGGTCCTGATAGGCCAGGCACAGTGCGGTGATGCGCCCATCGACATTGCCCACGCTCAGCATCGGCATCGGCGGCTTGTCGGGATTGAGCTCGAAGCCTTCGGCCTGGATCGGCCAGGGCGCGTACTCCAGCCCCTGCCACCAGATCGAACCGACCTGCGTATAGCCATGGAAGCGCAGGACGTCGCCTGCGCCTCCGCCGGTGATCGAACGCGCGTCCAGCTCGAACAGCTCGATCTCCGCGCCGGGTTCCAGCTTCTGGATATCGGCGTAGATGGTCATGGCGCGAACACCTGCTGGAACGTCGCCGTCAGCGTGTAGTAACCGGCTGCGCGCGGCACCAGCGTGTAGCCGGCGCAGCGGAACAGCGACGGCGTGCCCAGCGGCGGCGTCCACTGGAACGAGGCCGCGCCGGCATGGCGATCGAGAAAATCCTTGATCGGCCCCACGGTGCTGCCGTCGCCGTCGAAGGACAGCGGCCAGCTGTCCACGCGGTTGTTGATGCCGTCGGTCACGCTCTGGGTGTAACCGTCGCCGAACTGCGCGCTGCGCACGCGAAAGGTGGTCTGGCCCTGCGGCTCCACCTGGGGAATCCACCCGAATACATCAGGCATGCTGCATCCTCCACAAAATGCCGCCCTGGCGCTGCTCGCGCGCCATGACTTCCTTGACCTTGCCTTCCACCATCGATGCGAGCTGGCGGCCGGCGTC